GCAGGAACGCTTGCTAACCTGCCAGCAGGCTTTAAGGCCAAAGGCGCACGGATCTCGGACGACGATAATCCGATCCAGCCTGGCGAATGGCGCGATATCGATGCGGGAGGCGCGGAACTTCAGTCCTCTCTCATGCCATTGCCGTACAAAGAGCCGTCGCAGACGCTGTTTCAGCTCTTAGGGTTCACGGTTGAGGCAGGAAAACGCCTAGCAAGCATCGCTGACATGCAGGTTGGTGATGGTAACCAGCAAGCAGCCGTAGGAACGACCATTGCGCTCTTGGAAAAGGGCTCCAATGTTATGTCAGCCATCCACAAGCGCATGCATTATGCGCAGAAGATGGAATTTGAACTTCTGGCCAAGGGCTTTGCGGAGTACCTACCTGATGAATACCCCTATGATGTACCGGGCGCTAAGCGTACCATCAAGAAGAAGGATTTTAATGACCTGGTCGCGGTTTTGCCTGTGGCAGACCCGAACATATTCTCGACCGCGCAGCGAATTACGCTGGCACAGACGCAATTACAGCTAGCGCAGTCCGCGCCTCAAATGCATAACATGTATGAGGCGTATTACAGGGTCTATGCGTCGTTAAATATCCGGGACATTGACGGTATTTTGCGCCCGCAGAATAGCCAGATGCCCAAAGACCCGGCAAGCGAGAATGCGGACGTTATGGACGGCATGACCTTGAAGGCCTTTGCTGGCCAGCAGCATGACGCCCACATTGCCAGCCACCTGATGATGGGTCTAAGCCCATTGATTCAAACTATTCCCATGGCCGCAATGGAGTTGCAAAAGCACATTCTTCAGCACGTCCGTATCAAGGCCGAGGAAGATGTTGAGGCAGAGCTCTTTGTGCAGTACGGCAAGGACCCTGACCGCATGGTCTCGGCCATCCAAAAGGAAGGCATGGTTGCGCTCAAGATTGCTCAGTATATGCAAGAAGTTCGTGGCTTGCAGTCCCAGTTAGGCGGTGGCGAGGGCCCTGATCCAGTGGTCGCGCTCAAGGCAGAGGAACTAAAGATCCGCGACGAGGACAACAAACGCGACAATGCAATCGCGGAACAGCGCCTGCAGCTAGACGCTCAAAAGGCCACGCAGACTGCACAAGCCAACCAGGCTAGGGTAAACTCGCAGGAAAACATTGCCCAGCTTCGCGCCAACATCGCTCGTGAGCGGGTGGCGCAGATTAGCCAACAACAAGGGAAGAAACCAAATGCCGCTTAAAAAAGGATCGAGTCAAAAGACCATCTCTGGAAACATTGGCGAGATGGTTTCGAGCTTTAAAAAGACTGGGAAACTTGGCACTAGCAAGCCCAAGAGCAAATCTGCTGCCGTGAAGCAGGCGGCAGCGATTGCCTATTCTGAGGCGGGTAAAAGCCGAGGGATGAAGAAGGGTGGCAAAGTCCAGGGTCCGTTTATGGAAGTCCTTCGTAAGGACGCCCTGAAGAAAACCAAAATTTATTAGGAGTTAGATATGCCCATGTACCGTAAACCTACTGCAAAAGAACGCGCCAAAATTGAAAAGGCTCGTGAAAAGACTGTGCAAGGCATGGCAGGCGAGAAGGACATCCTTTCTCGTTTTTCGACGACCTCGGCCAAGGCCGCTCGCGACATGACCAAAGAGGGCCGCAAGATGATGGAAGAGGTTCCGGCAGAGGCGCGGGCCTATGAGGCTGAAGAGGGCAACCCTGGCGTTGGAACGTATGCCAAGGGCGGTCTGGTAACATCACGGGGACAGGGTAAAGTAATCCGTTCTAAAAAAACCAGAATTTGTTGATAAAGCGCCTTTCAGACGGTGGCCAAAACCGTCTGCTACTTCATGGAATATTAAACCATGCTTGAATTTGCAGAAGCTATATTAAAAGAAATTAGAAAACTGCAGCAGGACTCAGAAGCTATCGTCCTCGCCGGGAGCATCTCGGACATGGAGAGATATAGGTTCATGATGGGTCGTCTGGAAGGCTTAAAGTTGTGTGAGATCGCTACCAAAGAATTACTTAAACGTTCTCAACAAAACGATTTTTAACCTAAAGGAGCGACCATGACATTGACTGCGTTGGAACAAAAATGGCAAGAGGAAGCGGCTGTAACCGGCCCGACTTTGGATGACGCCTATGATTCAGAGGGCAAGTTTGACCCTGAAAGAATCCAGGAGGAAGTCCGCAGTCGTATCCCCATGCCTACGGGTTGGCGAATTGCCATTTTGCCCTATCGCGGGGCGGAAAAAACCAAGGGAGGCATTGTGCTTGCCGAGGAGACCCAAAAGAAGACCCAGCTTGGTACCACATGCGGCTACGTTCTGCGCGTGGGAGACCTTGCCTACGCCGACCAGGAGAAGTTTCCTAACGGCCCGTGGTGCAAGGAGGGCGACTGGATCATCTTTGGCCGTTATGCCGGATCTCGCATTCAAATTGATGGCGGGGAGATACGGATTTTGAACGACGACGAAATCATTGGCGTGGTAAATGACCCTGAAGACATTCTTCACATGTAAGGAGGCAGTATGAGTCAAGAGCAACTGGAGTTTAAGATAGGAGAGGACGAGCAGCCGGCAACGGTTGAGCTCACCGAGGGAGACAATGGGACGGAGGCAAAACTTGCCGAAGCACCGGAACCTCCCCTTGTAGAGAGGGAAGAGCACGCAGCCCCTGAGTCTGCTGCCACGCAACAAGGCTCAGAAGACGAGCTTGTGGACTACAGCGACAAGGTCAAAAAGCGTATTGACAAGATGACCGCGAAATTGCGGGAGTCGCAAAGGCGTGAGCAGGCAGCCATTGAATACGCAAGAAGCGTACAGGCAAAGGCTTCCGAGCTTGAGCAGCGGTTTCAGGCCACTGACAGTGCTCGCTTGGGCGAGGCCAAGTCTCGGGTGGAAACCCAGGCCGTGGCCCTTAAGCAAATCATTAAAAAAGCTCGTGAAGAAGGCGACACGGACACCGAATTTGAGGCTCAAGAACGTTTGACCCAGGTTCTTTTGGACCAGCGCCAGATCTCAAGTGCCGAGCAGCTTCGCCAACAGCGTGTAGCCCAACAGGCCCAGCAAACCCAGTACCAGGCGCAGCAGCCACAGTATCAACAGGCTCCGCAGGTTGATCCCAAGGCCGAACAATGGGCCGAGGACAACGAGTGGTTTGGTCGGGATATCGTTATGACTAACGCTGCCCGTGGAATTCATTTACAATTAGTAACGCAGGAAAGCTTTGATCCTCAGTCTGAGGATTATTACCAAGAACTAGATCGCCGCATGAAGGACTTGTTTCCTAATCGATTTAGTGGTAATAAAGCACCTATGCAACAAACTTCCAGAGGCGACAGACCCGTGCAAGCTGTCGCACCTGCTTCCCGGTCATCCGGAATAAACAACGCACGCCGCACCGTAAAGCTCACACCGAGCCAGGTTGCGATTGCTAAAAAATTGGGTGTTCCCCTTGAGGAATATGCCAAATACGTTAAGGAGTAGAACATGGTAGATCAAGTTGAAGTGCCTAAATTAAATCGCAGTCCGCGCACGAGTGAAACACGTAGTGCTGCTGCGCGCCGTAAACCATGGGCTCCTCCTTCAAGGTTGGATGCGCCTCCTGCGCCTCCAGGCTTCAGGCACCGTTGGATCAGAAAGGAAGCAAATGGGTTTGATGACCGAAGCAATGTGTCGTCAAAACTCCGTGAGGGTTACGAGCTTGTCCGCGCAGATGAGCACCCTGAGTTCCAATCTACCTCGGTAGACGACGGCCGACACACTGGATTAATCGGTGTGGGAAGCTTGTTGCTTGCAAGAATTCCTGAAGAGACGGCAGAAGAGCGACGTGCATATTACTCTGATAGAACGAAGGATCAATTAAAGGCTGTTGATAATGAGTTGTTAAAAAGCAACGCCCACGGGTCGATGCGGATTAACAATCCAGAACGACGGTCAAAAACCACTTTCGGCGGACCTAAATCTGACGAATAACTTTTTTAAGGATAGACAAAATGGCAAACGTAGATAAAGCCTTTGGTCTGAAGCCATTAGGTAACCTTTCTGCTACTGGAGCACAGAAGCAGTATGGCTACAACATTGATGACAGTCAGGCTGGAGCGATTTTTCAAGGTGACCTAGTCACTATTGTCAACGGTTCTGTTGTTAAATTTCTCCCAGGAACGCATGCTGCTGCGTTGGGCGTATTTAACGGCTGTAACTACGTTGACCCCACAACTGGTAAGCCGATCTTCAGTAATTACTACCCCGGCTCGGTCAACATTACTCAAGGCGTTATTCAAGCCGACGTAATTGATGATCCAAACCAGTTATTTATTATCCAAGCCGACGAAGACATTGTTCAAGCCGACATCGGCAAGAACGCTGACATAGTTGGCTCAGGAGGCAGCACCACCACTGGTGTTTCCACAATGGAGTTGGATTCTTCGACAATCGCTGACACAGCAGCTCTGAACCTGAAGATTGTAGGCCTCTACAATGTTCCAGGTAACTCCCTTGGCGAATTTGCAGTTGTTGTCGTTAAGATCAACGAGCATCTGTATGGCAGCACTGGCGTCAAAGCCGTAACTTAAGCATAAAGGACCTAAACCATGGCTATTTCACGCGCACAACTAGTAAAAGAGCTTGAGCCAGGTCTGAACGCACTGTTCGGCTTGGAGTACAAGAACTACGAAAACGAGCACGCACAAGTTTATTCCATCGAGTCTTCCGACCGTGCATTTGAGGAAGAAGTGATGGAGTCAGGCTTTGGCGAGGCTCCTGTAAAGACTGAAGGCGCTGGCGTTGCATACGACAATGCGCAGGAAGTCTACACAGCTCGCTACACGCACGAGACCATTGCATTGGCATTCTCGCTGACCGAAGAAGCCGTTGAGGACAACCTCTACGACCGTTTGGCAGCGCGTTATACCCGTGCCCTGGCCCGTTCGATGGCACAAACCAAGCAGATTAAGGCTGCTGCCGTTCTAAACGGCGCTTTCACCACCTCTATTGGTGGCGACGGCAAGCCCCTCTGCGCGGATGACCATCCGACCCTGTCCGGTCCTAATCTCCGTAACGAGCTTAGCACCCCGGCCGACCTGTCGGAGACGTCCCTTGAGCAGGCGTTGATTGACATTGCTGCGTTCACCGACGAGCGTGGCTTGAAGATCGCTGTTCAGGGCCTGAAGTTGATCATTCCCTCGCAGCTCCAGTTCACGGCTGATCGCATCCTGAAGTCCACTCTGCGTGTTGGTACTGCAGACAACGACATCAATGCCATCAACAACATGGGCATGGTTCCTCAGGGTTACACGGTTAACCATTATCTGACCGATCCGGACGCGTTCTTCATCAAGACCGACGCTCCTAACGGAATGAAGATGTTTGAGCGTGTGTCGATGAAAACTGGTTTCGAAGGCGATTTCGACACCGGCAACGTCCGCTACAAGGCTCGTGAGCGCTACAGCTTCGGCTTCAGTGACCCACGTGGCATTTTTGGTTCACCAGGTACACCCTGATAAACCAAAAGCAGTAACGAAACCCCGGTCCAAAAGATCGGGGTTTTTTAGAAGATAAAAATGGCCTATACTACTCAAAAAGGTGTTGTTAATGCCATATAAAATAGATGTCTGCGGTATTTATAAACTGGTTAATAAAGCCACTGGCCAGTGTTACGTTGGGCAATCAGTTCGAGCAAAAAAACGAATAAAGGAGCACTTTCGTCTTCTTCGATGGAATAAACACACTAATCCACATTTGCAAAATGCTTACAATAAGTATGGGGCTGATAACTTTTATGGTGAAATAGAGGTGGAATGTGAAAACCCAGAGGACCTAGACGCCATAGAAGAGGCTTTTTTAAAGAAAGACGCTTGGTTTGATGAACCAACGGTCTATAATATTGCAGATTTTGCAAAAGCTCCAATGAGAGGCAAAACCCACAGCGAAGAGGTAAGAAAGAAGATTAGGTTAGGTAGGCGAGCTTCAACCTTTGATTATCACAGCCAAGAGTATAGGGATATTTTGTCTAAGGCCCAAATGGCTAGATGTTTCGCGGACCCAAAATTTGTTGAAAAAGTAAAATTTATTGTAGAAAATCCTCAAATGTCTTATGCTGAACGAGCGAGAAGCTTGGGTAAAGACACTAGTAGTACTAGACGACTTGCGTTAAAATACGCCCACTTTAAAGGAGTTTTATAATGGCTCAAACCCGGTTTTCTGGCCCAGTCGCTTCCGACAATGGCTTTATCACAACAATCGTTGACACTTCCACCGGTTCATCAACCTTTAACGCTAGCACAACCGAAGTCACAATGACCGGTGCAGGTGGTGTTGGTGGACGTACCCTCTTCCAATTAAACGCTAATGCCGCTTTGGGTTCATTCACAAATGCGTTAAAAGCAAATGTGGTTTACGGTGCTACAGGATCTACCTCTGGCTTGGGTTCAGCCTTTGTTGCTGAGATGACCCTTTCGGCGGGTACTTCTTCTGGTACCTACGCTCCCGTTGAGATCGAGTTGAATCTTGGTACGAGTGCTTCTACCGGCACGGCTTCCTCGCTGATCTACGCTTCGGTTAACGGGCTTGGTAAGGCCACGATGGATACCAATGGCTACCTTTTGAATCTGGCTGGCGTGACTGTTGCTGGGGCCAAACTGGCTGCTACCGGCACGATTACCAACGTCAACGAGATCACGCATGGCCTTCGGGTGAAGATTGCTGGTAGTGATTACTACCTGCTTGCTGCTACTGCCGCTAACTTCAACGCCTAATGGCTAAGTTGGATAAAGACTACCTGTTGAGCCTAAAAGTCCAAGCGACAGAACAGCGTCAGAAGTATTGGGAAATGGTTCAACAGGCCAACGGAGCGATAGCAATGGTGGATGTTTTGTTGACTGAATTAGATCGACAAGATCCGCCGGACACGGAGAACAGAGATGCAACATTATCTTAAAAGGGGGACCACATGAGCTTTGCTAGTGATCTCCAATCGGTAACCCGAACTGCTGATGCACAGATGATTGAGGGGCGCACGCGCGTCCAGGCAATCTATTATGTAAGCACAGGCAGTGCGGGATTTATCAAACTTTACGACGGCACCACCAGCACGTCTTTTCCAGAAACAACGATTGCTACGCCTGCGGTGGTAGGTGCTGTTGACATAATCCTCCCAGACGCTGGATTGTTGTTTAAAGAAGGTGTCTACATGGACTTGAGCAGCGTCACAAGTGTAACGCTCTTTTTCTATGGTGGCGCTAGACCAGACTCCAACGCCAGTGTCTCGCCGACGGGTGTTTCTGGAACAGCTTCTGTTAAACCGGTGACGGTAACCGTTTAATGGCCTCCAAGGGTATGGGCATCAAGACTTCTGTCAAGTCGGGCAACTTTCGCCCGACAAAGGCGGGAGCTGGCATGACCAAAAAAGGTGTTGCAGCTTATCGCAAAGCCAACCCTGGAAGCAAATTACAGACTGCGGTGACAGAAGATAATCCAACAGGTAAGCGTGCAACACGGCGTAAGTCGTATTGTGCTCGTTCTTTGGGGCAGATGAAAAAATTCCCAGAGGCAGCAAAAGACCCAAATAGCCGCATTCGTCAGGCTCGGAAACGGTGGAAATGCTAATGGAAATGATGCTTTGGAACACGTTGCTAACGGCTTTGATAGGTGTTTTGGCCTACATAGGTCATGAGAAGATATCAGAAATACAGCGTTTAAACATTTTGATTAACCGAACTAGAGAAGAGGTGGCCCGTGATAACGTCACTCAAGCAGAAATGGACAAGTTTGTTGAGCACATTGACCAGCGCTTTAACAAGCTTGAAGCAAAAATTGACCTCCTTATGCAAAAAGGGTAAATAATGGTTGCTAAACCTGGTCTCTATGCCAACATCGCCGCCAAGAAAAAGCGCATCGCTGCGGGTTCTGGCGAGAAGATGCGCAGCGTCGGAGCCAAGGGGGCACCTAAGAAGAGTGACTTTGTTAAGGCTGCAAAAACAGCGTCATTTAAAAAAGGTGGAGAAGCCAAGTCCCGTGTGAACGAGGCCGGTAATTACACCAAGCCCAGTATGCGAAAGGCTATCTTTGAGCGTATCAAGGCTGGCGGTAAAGGCGGTGCCCCAGGGCAGTGGTCCGCCCGTAAAGCACAAATGACAGCCCAGGCATATAAGAAAGCTGGCGGGGGGTACAAAGATTGAAAGCGCCTCAAAAAAGCTTGAAAGATTGGGGAGATCAAAAGTGGAGAACCAAAAGTGGTAAGCCGTCAACTCAAGGTCCAAAAGCTACAGGCGAGCGGTATCTCCCAGAGGCGGCTATTAAGGCTTTATCACCTTCTGAATACGCGGCAACAACGAAAGCAAAACGAGTAGGAAAAGCAGTAGGAAAGCAGTTTGTCAAACAACCTAAAACCATAGCTAAGAAGACAGCTAAGTTTAGGTAGCAGGTTTTAACCTTCTTAAAGGAGCAACGGTATGACAGCCAAGAAAAAAGGGGCCACTTCTGGAGGCAAGATGAAGATGGTCATGAAGGGTGGCAAGATGGTTCCAGATTTCGCTGCCGATGGTGTTGGTAAGATGAAAAAGGGCGGAATGGCTGACAAAGCAGGCCGCGCAATGAAGAAAACTTCGGCTGATGCAAAAGGCCGTGCAATGAAAAAGGGGAAATAATCATGGCTGGACGTGGAATGGGTGCTGCTACTCGTGGTGGCGGAGCTGTAGAAAGTGGTCCTGCAAATAAAATGCTTTCTGAGCCTAGCAAGAAAACAGGTCCTGTAATGATGGCCAATGGTGGGATGGCTGTTAGCCCCCGTAAAAAGATGGCTATGGGCATGGCAGCAGGTGGAATGATGACCAAGGGCTATGCTGCAGGCGGTATGATGACCAAGGGCTACGCGGCGGGTGGAGCAATGAAGAAAAAAGGAATGGCAAGCGGCGGCAAGCGCGGTAAGTAATGGCCTATCTTGTAAGTAATATTCCTTACTTTAAGTGTTGGGTGCGTCGTGAGTTCACGCACATGCACCAGAAGTACGCCGGAGAGTATTTGCATGCGGTAGCAATTGCAGTTAACTGCATGCCGGATCGTTGTTTGAGTTTTCAGCTTGTGTTTACGGGATGTGAGAGCGATGCGGACGGCTCTGAAAACGTTCATGGTGGGGCGATGTGGGCAAGAATGCCGATTACGGCCTTGGTAGGCGATATCCCTTTGGATGAGTGGCCAGAGAGAATGCCTACCCCCTTGGCACAGCCTTGGGATTGCCCTTCACACCACCATACCGTTATCAAGTTCGCGCGCACGAGCCCGAGCCCCTGGCTGTGTAAGATAGGGGGAGAGTTTTACACTGGCCGATATATGTTTACCGTAGATTATGCGGAAAGTGAAGTTGCAGATTGCCCTGCCCAACACAAGCAAAGTCATGTGTTAACCTTGACGGATGCGGGACCGTGGACCGGGAACATTGTAGCTTTGCCCAATAATCGAGTAAGAGTAACAAGTCCCGCGTATTGGGAAACAGGAAAGGGTGCTCCGGATTTTAGACCTAGTCAGTGGATTCACTGCGCAGAGCAAGATGATTCATACATGGACCCAACAGTTACTTTTGATAATTTATATAAAAAATGACAACTTCTGGAACAACAACCTTTGACCTTTCGATTGATGATTTAATCGAAGAGGCATTTGAGCGGTGTGGGATGCGGATGACCACTGGTTATCAGCTAACCACGGGACGTAGATCGCTCAATTTGTTGTTTTTGGACTGGGCCAACAGGGGGTTAAACCTCTGGACTATTGAAGAGGCGACGTTCCCACTTACAGGTTCGGCAGAGATCACTCTTTCCCCGGATACCGTCAACGTTCTTTCGGCGGTAATCCGAGACAACACGCAAAGTCCTTCAGTCGATATCACAATTGACAGGATTAGCCGTGAAGAGTACCTAAATCTCCCGAATAAACAGACGGGCGCCAGGCCGGCACAGTACTATGTGCAGCGGGCCAACGTGTTTAAGGTGTTTTTGTATCCTCGTCCAAATTCAGCGTACACCTTCGTGTATTACCGCATTCGTCGTATTCAGGATGCCGGGGACTACACAAATACGGGAGATGTTAACTTCCGATTCCTTCCTTGCCTGGCATCGGGGCTGGCCTACATGCTGTCATTAAAGTTTGCTGCTGATCGCACTGCAGCATTAAAACAGATCTATGAAGAGGACTTTACAAGGGCTGCGCTAGAGGACAGGGATACGGCAAGTGTCTTCTTTATCCCTGATGTAGGAGCATGAGGTGGCTTACGCAACAGGTAAGTTCTCCTTTGGGCTGTGTGACTACTGCGGGCAACGGTACCCGTATAACGTCCTAAGAAAAAACTGGCGTGGGTTTAAGGTTTGCCCGGAGGACTACGAGCCTAAAGAGCCGCAGTTAGAGCCTCTTAAGTATAAAGGAGATGCGATAGCTCTCCTGGAGCCCCGGCCAGATCGACTAGAACCTGTAGATGTTTATGTTGGACAGCCTGGCTACACCTATTTCCAAAGTATTGGTAGTGCGAATAATACGATTAACATGACGCCCTACCCAGGACAGACGAGCGTCCAGGGGGTAGGCGGAGTAGGGACAGTTACTGTTTTAGCCTCGGCTGTAGTCTCCCTCAGTGGGATATCAGCCACCGCTCAAATTGGAGCGGCCTTAGCGTCTGGTAACTCAGTTATTATTGCGTTTTCGGAAAGCGCCTTTGGAGTAGGGGCAGTAGGATCTGTTTCAGTTAAAGGAGGTTCTTCAGTTTCTGTAGCAGGCGTTTCCGGAACAGGATCAGTAAGCCCTGTGTCGATTTCCTTGGTGGCTCCCGTGTCTGTCACTAATGTTTTTGGCTCTGGTAATATAGGTAACGTTGTAATTCCAAACGTTTCGTTTGGTGTTTCTGGCGTTGAGGGATCAGGAGAGATTAACGGCCCATCGGTGACAACATGACATATGACGAATTAGTAACAAATATCCGTAACTACACAGAAGTGGACGCAAACGTGTTCACCAACGCGGTTATTAATACGTTTATCTTGATGACGGAAAATCGCATTCTTCGCGACATTGATTTGGATGTATTTAAGCTAGAAGTCGCTGGCAATTTAACTGTTAACAATAAGTTTTTAACTGCCCCTTCCGATATCTTGACTCATCGATATATGATGATCACTTCAGGAACGAATCAGATATTCTTAGATTTTCGAGACACCTCCTTTATGAAAGAGTACTGGGCAAACGGGGCGCAGACAGGTATTCCTAAGTATTACTCAGTCTGGGACCAAAACACTTTCTATGTAGCCCCCACACCAAACGCTTCCTTTGCCGTAGAGCTTGGTTATATCTACAAACCCGCTCAACTGTCGCCTACCAACACGACAACGTGGGTGAGTATCAACGCTCCTGAGGCGTTGCTTTATGGCTGTTTGGTTCAGGCATACAGCTATACTAAGGGTCCGGAAGCAATGATTTCCTTTTTTAACAATTCCTACAAAGAAGCAATCCAGGGTCTTGGAATTGAACAGCAAGGACGTCGCCGCCGTGACGAATACAGAGACGGAATGATCAGGATTCCGGTTAAATCAGAAAGTCCAGGTCCATGACAAGTGTTCCAAACCTAGAAGGCAAGAAAGTAGCAATAGTGGCGATGGGAAAGAGCCACAGCCAGTTTATTATGGCCAAAACCCATTCGTTTCATTTTGATGAGGTCTGGGCGATTAATGCCATGTCTGGTGTGATTTTCCATGACAGGGTATTTATGATGGATCCGGCCAGTCGGTTTATGGATTCGGATGACGCGGGCAGCCAAACCAATATTATGGCTAAGGTGCTCAAAAACCATGCAGGCCCAATCTACACTTGTGAGCTAGATCCTCGTTGTACGGGACTCGTGGAGTTTCCGTTAGTTGAGGTGATGAATGCCTGTCAGACGGGCTACTTTAACAATACTGTGGCCTATGCTATAGGTTTTGCGATTGCAGCAAAAGTGTCAGAAATACACATGTATGGGGTTGATTTTTCCTACAAAGGCCATGTGCATTTTGCTGAGGCAGGAAGGGCCTGTTGCGAGTTTTTGCTCTCAAAAGCGATTGATAGAGGAATTAAGGTAGGTATTTCGCAAGAATCCTCCCTTTTGGACTCTAACGAGCCGCCACAAAGCAAGCTTTATGGCTACCACAGGTTGGCGGACCCCCTGGTGGTAGGCCTTGAAAACAACGAATTTACCGTCAAAAAGTACTCTGAAATCAAAGACCAAGTGGAGGCGCAAAAGACGGATTTGCTGCCACCAGAAGCCTTGAGGACCTAGATATGTTTGATTTAAAACTTGGGGAAATACATAACCCAATCATTAAAACCAGTGACTTTGGCGGTCTTTCGTGCGAAGATTTAGCTGAGCTTTGCACTGACAAGATTATCGGTGTGGCTGAGAACGCTCCCCCAGCCATCCGAGAGCAGGCAAAGTTCTTCCGGGAGCGCGTTCAAAAAGCAGTTTTTGAATATCTTAAACAAGCAAAAAGGGCCGAAAGGGCTACTTGCATTCAAATTTGCGCTCAAGGCGGCGAGCACGATGCCGCTAATTTACTTAGGAGAGTCTAAATGGCTTTTACCACAACCGTAATGCCCACGTCCTTTAAGGTAGAGATCCTTAAAGCTGTTCACAACTTTTCAACCGGTGGAAACACCTTTAAACTGGCGCTCTACAATAACAGCGCCTCGTTTACGGCTGCAACCACTGCCTACACCACGACCAACGAAGTAGCGGCCTCTGGCTCGTATGCTGCGGGTGGTGGCACATTGTCCAAGGTTACGCCTACTTCAACAGGCACGACCGCAGTTACGGACTTTGCTGACCTATCCTTTACCACGGCCACGATTACTGCATTTGGCGCGTTGATTTATAACGACACCGCTACGGGTAACCCCGCAGTTGCTGTATTGAACTTTGGTGGCGCTAAAACTTCGACGGCTGGTACGTTCACGATTGTGTTCCCGGCTAAGACAGCCACGGGAGCAATTATTCGTATCGCCTAAGGCATCTAGATGGCCCTTGTAATCAAGGACAGGGTCAAAGAGACATCGACCACGACCGGCACCGGCACGCTTACGCTTGCTGGTGCTGCAACTGGTTACCAGTCTTTTGCGGCCATTGGTGACGGAAATACTACCTACTACACCATCGTTGGTGGTACACAGTGGGAAGTAGGCATTGGGACGTACACGTCCTCTGGGACTACGCTTTCCAGGGACACGGTCCTCTCTTCCAGTACCGGCGCAAAGATCGATTTAGCGGCCGGCACTAAGGATGTTTTTGTAACGTACCCATCCGAACGAGCTATCACTGGAGGTGGTGGTGGGATAGGTGCGCTTGTTGTAAATGCAACAACAGCAACAGAAAGCTATACGATTGACACGGGCACTAATGCCCAGTCGGTAGGGCCTGTGACCGTTGCTAGTGGGGTAACGATTACAGTTAGTTCAGGCCAGCGCTGGCTGGTAGTGTGACAACATGTTCGGGTTCTCCCCGTTTGCTAGTGCACCGTTTGCGGACGTTGGCGAATCCATTGTCAATGTCAGCGTCGATGTTACGGGTGTTCAAGGCACGGGTGCAATTGGCACGGTTGCGGTCTCAGGAGCAGCAAATGTACCAGTTACGGGTGTTCAGGCAACAGGGGCAATTGGAACGGTCGCGGTTAGCATATCGGCCGATGTACTTGTCACGGGCGTTCAGGGCACTGGGTTCATTGGCCAAGCAGCCGTTATTGGAGACGCCAATGTTTACCCGACAGGAGTCCAGGGCACGGGCGCCGTTGGCACTGTTGTTGCCCAGGCCGGGGCAGATGTCCCTGTCACTGGAGTCCAGGCGGTTGGAGCTGTCGGAACAGTTGCGGTGTCCGGCTCTGCCAATGTCTACCCAATCGGGGTCTTTGGAACCGGGCAGATTGGAAACGTTGCCGTTTCTGGATCAGCGATTGTTGTTGTGGATGGAGTCTCGGCGACAGGATTCATTGGTCAGGCTGCCGTCACTACCAGCGTTGCTGTGCCCGTCACCGGGGTCCAGGCTTCCGGAGCGGTCGGAACCGTTGCCATTACCGGAACAGCAGTCGTCCCCGTCACCGGGGTCTCCGGTAGCGGTGCTGTTGGGACCGTTGCCGTCTCTGGTGGGGCAAGTGTCTCCGTTACCGGGGTCAGCGCAACAGGATTCATCGGACAAACAACCGAATCAGGAACAGCCGTCGTCCCCGTCGTCGGAGTCCAAGGAACCGGCGCAATCGGTAATGTGGCAACCCAAGCTGGGGCCGTCGTTACAGTCACGGGGGTTCAAGGAACCGGATCGATTGGCCAAACAGCGCAGACCGGATCCGCTTCTGTTGCTGTTATCGGGGTCCAGGGTACTGGGCAGGTTGGTAATGCAGTTGTTATTCAAAGTGCCGTTGTCAATGTTACGGGGGTCCAGGGCACTGGCTTTATTGGTCAGGCAACTGCAAGCATCCCTGTTACGGTTAATGTCACTGGGGTTGGAGCGGTTGGGGCAGTCAACCAAGTCACTGTACAGGCAGGTTCAAACATTCCAGTTACTGGGGTATCGGCCACAGGCAGGGTTGGAAGAGTCACAATTTGGACTACAATTAATGACAATCAGGTCCCCAACTGGCAAAATGTCAATGATTCACAGTCGGGTAGCTGGGTCGTGGTCAATGACTCGCAATCCGATACTTGGGTGCCCATAGCGGCGTAAAGGAATAGTCCATGGCAAGTACTTATAGTGCACTGAAAATTGAGTTGATTGGGAACGGAGAGCAGTCCGGTACCTGGGGCACGACCACGAATACTAACTTAGGCACGGCGATTGAAGAGGCCATTACCGGCCGTGCTGCGGCCAATTTTACCATGGATGCGGACCTTACGCTTGGGTATTCGGACAGTAATGCAGCACAGGTCTTTAGGAACCTGATTCTAAATGTAACTTCTTCGGGATCTTTAACGGTCACCAGGAATCTGATTGTTCCAACTATCGAAAAGCAGTATTTGATAGAAAACAACACTTCCGGGGGACAGAGCATTGTAGTCAAGACCTCGGCTGGAACTGGGGTCACTGTTCCGAATGGCCGAAAGATGCACCTGTATGCTAACGGTACGGACGTGGTGGTGGCCTTTGATTTTGTGAACCTGGCTGGCGGCACGGCCACCTTGTCGAGCCTAACCGTTACTGGAAGCCCGGTATTTAGTGGTACTGGGGCTGCAACGATGCCGGTTGGCACGGTAGCTCAGAGGCCTTCCCCCTCTAAAGGAATGTTCCGGTTTAATGATGACACGGACGAGTTCGAGGGCTACGACGGCTCTGCTTGGGGGAGTATTGGTGGAGGCGGTCAGGCCGGTGGTGCAATTTTAGTAAATAACGATACGGCAACTGTAAGTTACACAATTGCCAGCGGTGAGAACGGTTTAAGTGTAGGCCCAGTCACTGTCGATTCGGGCGTAACTATTACTGTTAGTTCAGGCCAGCGTTGGCTGGTTCTATAAGGAGTAAGGTATGAGTTTAATTCTAAGCGGATCTGACGGTTTATCAGATATTGACGGTTCAGCCTCAACCCCGGCTATTCGTGGTACGGATGCTAATACGGGAATCTTCTTCCCTGCTGCTGACACCATAGCCTTTGCAGAAGGTGGGGCAGAGTCTATGCGTATCGACTCCAGAGGCAATGTGGGGATTGCTGTAGTCCCAGAAGCATGGACTTTATTTAAAGTTATTCAATTTAATGAACAAGGAGCGGTTGGGGGAACATCAGCATCAAGTCAACTGTTCCTGAATACTTACTACGATGGGGCGTATAAATTTATTGGCACGGGGTACGCTCAACGCTACTATCAAGCCACTGGAGCCCATGTCTGGGAAACATCTAACGCATCTGGCAGCGCAGATGGAGCGATTACATTCGTAGAACGTGCCCGTATCGACTCCAGCGGTAACTTGCTCATCGGCACTACTACTGCTGAAGGTAGGGCTACTATTCGTGGGTCAACAAGCGATTCAACGGCATTTACATTTTCAACTGAAGCGCAAGACGGCACAGATCAACTTCGGGTTAGATGTGATGGTGCGGTCTATATGGGTCTTGATGGGTCATCTCCGTACAATCTTACAAACGGCTCAGCGGCAAACGCTGTGTTGCTGAGTGATGGATATTTATATCGTTCAACATCTTCATTGCGATACAAAAGAGATATTCGGGATTTAACTCATGGTCTTGCCAAAGTTTTAGAATTGCGTTCAGTAACATACAAAGGTATATCTCCGTCCGATGGTGAAAATGTGTATGGCGGTTTTATTGCGGAGGAAGTTCATGCCGCTGGCTTAACTGAGTTTGTGCAATATGATAACGAAGGGCAGCCAGACGCATTGCACTATGGGAACATGGTTGCCTTGATGGCAAAAGCAATCCAAGAACTTAAAGCAGAACTTGACACAGTAAAAACACAGAACGCAGCATTTGAAGCACGACTTGCCGCATTGGAGGCTAAATAATGAGCAAAATAGCACTAGAAGGCAACGCATCGGGGACTGGCACGTTCACCGTAGCCAGCCCAAATAGCAACACTAACCGCACTCTGACGCTGCCTGACAATACTGGCACGATAGTTACAAGTGCATCATCAATTACTGCTTCGCAGTTGCCAGCGGGAACTATTCTTCAGGTTGTTTCTTTATATGATGCGACAACTTCGTCAAGTTCTGGTTCATACGCCAACATTTTTGGTTCCAACTTATCAATAACCCTGTCTTCTCTAAGCAACAAAATTTATTTATTGGTGACATCGCCACTTTCGACTGCTTCTAATAGTGGTGGTGCCGCCGATGTTGGGGCAAACATGAGAATTGTTCGACAGACTTCTGGCTCTGCTGTTGAGTTGGTTGTTGGAAGAATTCGAGCGCAATCGCTTAATGACTTTAACTCGCCATTTGCTTTGTCTTATGAAGATTCAAGTTTTGCGGCTTTGACGCAGACTTACAATGTACAGTTCTCACGTTACGGCGGAAACGACGCCGCCTTTACGCAATACACGCAATTTATTGCAATGGAGATTAAAGCATGATTACTAAATCAAAGGCTCTTTCGTCATTGCGACCCGGCGCTGAATGGATATGGCGAGGTACAGACTATTCCGGCATTGAGTGGCTCGATACTAACCAGACGCAGCCAACAGAGGCAGAGATTGCCGCAGAGGTTGCTAGGCTGACCACACTTGAGCCAGCCCGTATTGCGACTGAGAATCGCCGTAATGCCTACATAGCCGAGGCAGATGCCCTGTTCTTCAAGGCCCAACGTGGTGAGGCTACGATGGAAGAATGGCAGGCCAAGGTTGTTGAAATCAAAGCACGTTTTCCCAAGGAGTAACAAATGCCCTCAACCATACTCTCGGACAATGGCGTAACTTCTAATACGTCAGGTATTAAAGTTGCCGGATCAAATGACGGAATTTTAGAACTTCAGACCACCACGGCTGGAGGCACCGC